CCCACGCATGGCCAGCGTAGCGATCGCCGGGAGAAAAGTTCGCCTTGCGCTTGCCAAATCGATGCGGCCGGTCGATCAGGCGTTCCCAGTAGCCGCCGCACGCCAGCGGAAAGCGCACCGTCGCCGATGTTGCCTTCGATTCGCTGTCGCGGAACCAGCCCTGCATATAACTACCCGCGAGCCGCGCGAGGTCGAAGCCCCGTGCATGGATGAGGTAGGCATCCGCGCTCGCGTTTGGATTTTCGACAGTGGCCTCGTGCCGATCCGACCACGACTCGAACAGATCCTCGTATAGGTCTTTGACATACGCCTCCCAGCCGCATTTATTCCGGCGTCCGCAACGCACCACCCAGGGACTGGCAGCGTTGGCATACAGCTCTTTCTTGCCGCATTGGGTGCAGACGCCTTCCTGCAACCAGTCGCCGTTTTCCTTGAACTTGAACTCGTCCAGCAGCCGCTTCAACACATCGCGATGCAGATCGTGATTCATGCGTGCGACACGTGCTTCGAGGGCAGGTGCAGCCGCTTGGCCGCCGCGGCCAGCTCGTCGCCGGGCAGCACGAAAACAGTCGTGTCGAGATAGAGGCAGGCCAGCGGACCGATCTCGACGCGGACGTGTTCCATGCGCGCCTGGGCGAAGCATAAGGGGGCGGTGTACGCCATGAGCGGTGCGGTATGGGCCACCAAGACCGCCGTGACGCCGAAATCGTGCCGGCGCAGATGCAGGATCACTCCCGGCGACACGGCGATGGTAAAGCGCATGACGTTGTCAGGCGGGGGTGTCGCTTGGTTCACAGGCATGGGGATGATCTCCAGGAGGCAGCCAGGGCTGCCGTGAGGGGGGAAAGGCAAGGTGCACGCGATCGCGCCCGTTCCGATGGCCTACCGGCCATCGAAGCGTGATCTTTGGAAGGGAGAACGACGAGGGAGGCTAGTCGCGGTCGGCGCGTCGGCCGCACTGGTTTTCGATGTGCGCCCGATGTTGCGCCAGCTGCCAGAGCTCGCTGGCAGTAAAAGCGGCCACGCGGCCGGTGGCCGCATCGATGAGGCGGACCACCGCTGGGGTCGAGGATGGCAGATCGAACGCGGCCGGCTGTTGGCGCTGCTGTCGTTCGGCCAGGGCGTGCATGGCCAGGTCATAGGCCGACTCGACCGGCACGCGCCAGTGAGCGACCAGATACGCGACGCAGCGGCGCACGAGCGGTTCGCTATGGAGGTATTGGGCTTCGTGCGCCTGGATGAATTCGACGGCCAGCTGCCGCCGCAGCTCGTTTTCGTTGACCGACTTGGTGACCGGATACAGCATGCAAGACCCCCTGAAAAAACGATGACAAGAAGCCGTCCGCGGCCTCATGTCTTGAACCCAAACAACGAACGAGAAAAGGGTTAGGCCAGCCAGCGCCGGAGCGCGGTGCCGCCCGCGGGTCGAACCGGATCGGTGGTGGGCATCCGGATATCGTTGGCGCGACGCTCAACCAGAGGAATAGCGACCTCGGCGCAGGGCCGCAGGCTGGGTGTCAGCGTGCGCACGATGCCCAGCTGCGCCACGAAGCGATGCGCGCAGCTCACATCCAGGCAGTCGAAATAGATTTCCCGCACCAGGGTGCTGAGTGCGCGGGAGGTCAGCGTGCGGACGCGTCCGCCGCAGTGTGGACAGGCGATGGTGTTGCGATTGGGGAGAAGCGAAGGGACGGTATGGCGGACAGATTCGTGAAAACTTGCGGGTTCGATCATGAAGCGGGTCGTACTCAATGCGTGGGAGAATCCATGCCACATGCGTCCGTTTTTCGTCGACGCAAGGCTTTCACTTCGGCTCGCGATCGCTCGATGCGGTCGAATGCACCGCGATGATTCGCATGATATTACGGCACCGTCTCAATCCACAAGATGGGATACGCATCACATTTTTATGTCCCTGTCATCCTGTATGTCAGGTGGGTATCAAGGTTATGCCGCTAGACGTCACGATCCGTCTCGTCCCGTGCCGCATGACCCGCTGCCGTCGCCCGGTTCTCCAACGATAAGGCTGTGGTATAGCCGTTCGTGCCGTCCAGGGTGTGACGCGCTTGCTCGACAATCCAGCTCACCGCATCGATCGTCGGATGCCAGCCGGCAAGCTGCACCGGCATTTCCGGATAGACGTCTGGGCGTCCAATCGCCAGTTGCAGCTCAAAGGTGCAGGCACCGCGCTGGACGCGCGCCATTTCGGCACTGGCCGCGTGCTGGGCGTCCTCTTCGCTGGCATAGCGACCGCGCAGGACCTTCACATGCCCCGCGGCGCCGGCCCGCACCGACTTCGCGCGTGCGGTACCGAAGTCGTGCCAGCTTGCGCGCACGCCGGTATAGGCGTTGCGTTCGGCGACATGGTAACGATGCTGATCGCCGACGCTGCGCACCAGGGCGAGCAACGGCAATGCGGTGCCGCCCGCCGTCAGCGCCTGACCGATCGGCGCGAACAGCAGCCGTCCGGCCTTGACGGTCGCGACCGCATCCCACTGCTGGCCGAGGCGGCGCAATAAGGCCATATCCGATTCGGTCTGATCCAAGTGTGCGATGGGTCGATCTGCCAGCGACGACGCCACGCGCGGGACCAGGCCGTGTTCGCCCGCGATGATCTTCACCAACTGGCCGAGCGTGGTGTCGGTCCAGCTGCGCTCTTTGCGGATATTCAAGGGGCCAGCCACGCGCGCGCTGCGCGCACGGACGCTGATCACATCCGGCGCACCGCGATGCTCGACCTCATCCACGGTGTAATCGCCCTGCAGCGCGACACCGCTGCCCTCGAAGCCGAGCATCACGCCCAGGCGAGCGCCCGTGCGCGGCAAGGCCACGCGTCCGTCCGTCGCCTCGAATTCCAGATCGAGCTGGTCCGCATGGCCGGCCCGCGAAGCGGTGATGCTGAGTGATCCCAGCCGTGGCAGCAGGCGCGCGGTCAGATCGACGCCGTCGAGGCTGACCTTGCACGTGGGTTGCAGCATCGGCTGATTGGGTTGCACGATCATGCCGGCGTGTCGCCACCGGTCGTGGCCGGCGTATCGGTGGGCAGATCATCGCTGCGCCCCAGCGTGACGCTGAATTCCACCCGGCGCGGCGTGCCGTCCGCAAAGTGATAGCTCTGCGTCGTCTGCAGGCTGTCGATGTAGTAGACCCCGTACAACGTGCCGGCCCCATCGACCAAGACATACGAGCGGCCCTCGCGGCCGAGGGTTTCCAGCTGGGTGATCGACGCCAGCGTGCCGGTCACCTCGGGTGCAACGACGCCGGACAGGGTGAGCGTTTCCGAGCCGGGGCCGAGGAACTGATACGCATCGCGGGCACCGATCCGCACGGCCGCTGCATGCTTGAACTGCATCTGCCGTTGCAGCTGCGCGAACGCGGCGGTGCCGAGGCCGAAGGCGAACGGCCCGAAGGCCATCAGGGCGTAACCGGACATGTCTTAATCCTCATCGGTATAGGCGGAGCGGGCGCGGGCCTGTTTCTCGCGGGCGTGCTGCGCCAGGGCATCGCGCACGGCGCGCTGGGTCTGCACGGGATCGCTGCCGCGCGCATCGACGTGCACCGTGACGGTATCGCCTGCGACCTGCACGGACCGCATGCCGCGAGCACTGATGGGCGGCGCGTTCGTGATCGCCGACGATCCGCTGGCGGTGGCCGGTGTCTCCGCGCCCGGTAAGGGCGTGCGGCCGATGGTTTCAGCAATGCGATGTGCGCGCTCGGTGTCCTTCGGCATGATCCACTGCACCGGCGCCTGACCCATCGCGGGGACGGTGTCGCCATGCAACTGTCGCCACGCGGCGGTCAGCTGGTCGATCACGCCGCGCACGGCATCGAGCTTGCGCTGTATCCAGTCCAGCGCCGCCGAGGCGGCAGACTGGATGCCGGACCACAGCGACGCAAACCACGCGCCGACCGGTCCCCAATGCACGGCGACCCAGCCCGCGGCGATGCCGATCGACTCGCCAAGCCACACGAACGCGCGCAAGCCGGCGGTCACCGCCTGCACCACGCCGCCGAGCACCAGCCCAACCACGCGGCCAAAAGCCACGCCGTTCTGACGCGCGCCGTCCAGCTGTTCGCGGGTGGCCTGAAACGGCGCCAGCAGCTGCATCAGCCAGTGCCATACCGTGGCGATGCCACCCGTGATGGCATCCCACGCCGGTTTCAGCGGCGCCAGCGCGGTGCCGATCTTCGCCAGCACCGGCCCGAGCGTCTGCGCAATCCCTTGGCCAACCCCTTGCAGCCACGCGGCGATCGGTTGCCAGTACCGATGCACCAGCACCGCCGCCGCAACGAGCGCTGCCAACAGCAGCGCGACCGGCGCACTGACGCCGGTGATCGCGAGCATCGCGGCACGCGCACCTGTCGTGATCATGGGGAACAGCCGAGGCAGGCGCGACAGCCAGCCGGCTGCACCTTCGCCCGCCGCCGCACCGCGCCCGAACAGTGCACCGAGGCGCAGGCCACCCATGCGCAGCGCAAAACGCAGCAGCGCGAACTGCCCGACCAGCCCGCCGAGTGCGACCATCACCGCACCCACCGTCGAGAGCAGCACGCCGAACGAGGCCGCGACCACGACGAGACCTTTGGCAAGCTGCGGATGCCGCTGCGCCCAGCCATTGAGCGAACGAAGCACGCCGACCAGCTTGCCGAGGGCCGACACATACAGCGGCAGCAGCTGCGTACCCAGCTCGCGATAGAGGTCCGCTTTCTTGGCGAGCAGTTCGGCTTCCTGTCCCTGCGCGGTCTGCGTGGCCTCGCGGTACAGCGCCTCGACACCGTACGCCTTCGGCGCGGCGGCAAGGTGTTTCGCGATGTTCGCGCGCTCCATGAACAGCGAGGCGAAGAGGTCGCCGCCCTTGCGGCCGGAGAACAGCGCATTGATCTTGCTGACGACCTGCTGATCGTTGAGCGCGCCGGTGGGGTTGAGCTTCGGGATGACCTTGTCGAGCAGGAACTGATACGGATTCGACCGATATAGCGCGCCGTCTTTCAACCCATCGGGCAAGACCTTTTTCAGGTGGCCGGTGGTGCCGTACACCGCCGCGCCCGGCTTGAGCAAACCGAGCTGTGCCAGTTCCTCGGCGGATTGCTGCGTACTGCGCCCAGCGGCCCAATTTTGATAAGCCGTGGCGAGGCCTGTGCCGGCGCGATGGCCGCCCATTTCCTGCATGGTGTGCAGCAGCCCGAAAAAGAACGTCGAGTCGTCGAGCTGCTTCGCCGCGACGCCACCGGTCTTGATCATGTTGAGCATGTCCTCCGGCTTCACCAGTCCGCCCGAGGCCACATACGATTGCGTGGCGAAGTCGAGGACGCGTTTCAGGCTCTCGGGATTCTTGGCGGCACCGCGGAGTTCCGCGACCTTCAACAGATCCATGAACATGGTCTCGGCGTGCTCGCCGTGGCCTTCGCCATGGCCGGCCTGCGCCATCACGGTCTCGATGCCGAATTTCATCCGCGCAAGGTAGGGCGTGACCTGCTCGGCTTCGTGCATGTCTCGCAGGACGCTATACGACTCCTTCAGGAGTTTCAGATTGTCGGTCGCGCTGGTCCCCATCACATCCAGGCCGCGCGCGAATTTCGTCGCATCGCTCACCATCGCGTCGCCGATGCCGAGTGCGCGCAGTTGCGCCATCTGCAGCTGGAAGGCTTTGGCCTCGTCCAGCACGGGCCGCAGACTGCCGAGGAGATGCTGGCCGGTCGTCATCGCGGCGAGGCCGCCGATCGCCAGATGCGCGCCGGTGGCCTGCGCGCGTTCGTAGGCTTGGCGTGCGGCGCTGGCGCGACGCTGCTGCGCGGTCAGCTGCTGCAGGCGGCTTTGCTGAAGGTCGAGCTGGCGATTCGCGCCAGCCAGGTCGTCGCGCAAGCGTCGCTCGTGCTGGCTCAGGTTTTTCGTATCCACGCCGGCCGCGCCGAGACTCTGGCGCATCGCCTGCAGCTGCCGGGTGTTGGCCTCGTATTTGCGACCGAGTACCGCCGCCTGTTTCCGCGCGCTGTCGAACGCCTTGGCCTGCGCTTCCGTCGCGACACCCGAGTCGGCGATCCGCTTGCCGAGCGTCGTCGCGCGCTGCTGCGTCTCGCGCAGCTTCGCGCCCAGCTTCTCGGTGCCGGCCTTCAGCTCGCGGAAACCCTGCACGGCTTCCTGCACGCGGGACAACTCTTTCAGGCGCTGGCGGGTGTCGCGCAGGGCCTTGGCCGTGGCGGCCGAGCGGTCGCCGATCGCGCGCAGCGGCGCGGTCGCCCGATCGATCATCCCCAAGAGGACGGTCAGTTTCAAATCCATGCGTCAGGACTCGCCGCCGTGACGCACGCGGGCGCGCTCGCGCCACTGCATGAGTTCGGCCGGCGTCATGGCCGCCATCGTGGCTGGCGGCCAGTGGAACACCACCGCGATATCGGCCATCGCGTCCTCTACGCGTTCGGGAAGTCCGACCGGGTCGCTTTCGTCAACAAAAAACCGGCGACCTCCATCCCGAACTGCGTCAGGTCGGCCGGATCGAGCGCGGCGACGTCTTGCCGGGTGAGCGTCGGTGTGGTCAGACGCGGCAGGACGACTTCCAGCGCGGCGACGTCCATGTGCAGGAGGTTCACCAGCTGTATGCCGCGCAGCTCGCCCGCGCGAGGACGGCGCAGTTCAATCTGTTCGATCGTGGTATCGCCGCGCGGGATCGGGGTGTCGAGGGTGATCGTGGTCGAGGTGCGTTCGGTCATGGGGAAAACCTTCTAATACGAGAGGAAAGAAAAGACGGCGCGTCGATCACGCGCGCGGGTATCACCAGTGGCCGATCGCAGCGCGCTGGGCCGCTGTCACATCGTTGCCGTTGACGATCACGACATTGGCGAGCAGATCGATTTCGATCACGGCGCGGCCGTTGATGCTGAGCTTGTAG